GTACAATCTAATACTATAACAAAGGTAGTAAAAAAGCTTAAAACTATCTACCTAACTATCTTACAAGATCAAATAGAAAACCACGATCATGATATTTATATCTAAATATAAGCATGGAATTAGATAAAGAGATATTCCCAGGTAAAAAATTATCTGATCTCGTACAAGAAGTTTATAATAGACAACACAATCAAGATTCTACTATACAAGAAAAAATAGAGCAGATATCTGAAATGATTGAAGGACCTGGAGATGCTATTGTTTTAATGCCACAAATTAAAGGATTAATCGATTCTAGTTTAAAAAATGATGAGGTTTTAGTTAAATTATTAGCTTTATTTCAAAAAGCTTCTCAAGCTGCTCAAAAAGAATCTGAGAATATGGATGGACTCCTATCAGAAAAGGACATTGAACAATTGATGAAAGAGGTTAATGCTGTTAATTCTACAGTAAAACAAATAACCGATAAATAATTTAAAAGATGGCCGGTATTTTAGGCAATCCTAATAATCAAACTCAAGATAATACTAACTTAGGCCCTGGATATATAATTGGTAGGGTAAAAGATATCGTGTTAGGTCCTATAAAACAAGGAGAATTAAATATTAAAGATTCTAATTTCACAGGATATGGTGATATAGGCAAAATTACTTTTGATATTTTATATTCTCCTGTGATATTATCTATGGGAGGAGTTTCTAAGTCTGCATATCCAATGTTTAGTTTTATAAAACAACTACCAGTAATTCATGAAATAGTTTATATAGTTCCCGGTCCATCTCCAGATATGAATGATGATATGGCTAATAGAAAATTATACTATATGCCGGCATATTCTACATGGAATGCAGTTAATCATAATGCTTTTCCAAATTTAGATGAATTTGCTCAATATATGAACAATCAAAAATCTAAAGGCAATTATAATTCTTCTAAAAATACAGTGCAATATGAAATGCCAAAAGGTTATACTTTTGGTGAAAATGATGTAATTAGACCATTAACTCCGTTTGAAGGAGACACAATAATAGAATCACGATTCGGTCAATCTATAAGATTTGGATCAACTATACCAGCCATGTTAAAATACAATCACTGGTCTGATTCTGGTAAAAATGGAGATCCAATTACTATTATAAGAAATGGACAAGGTAATCCAACAAATCCTAATGATAAATTTGCAACTACTGTAGAAAATATAAATTCTGATAATTCCTCTATTTATTTGACTGCTGGACAAAAAATAATAATAGATTCTATAATTAATTATCCATTAAATTCATTTGACGGAGTACAATTTATGACACAAGAACAAAACGTAATTACATCTTATTATCAATCTCCAATTTCTAATGAAACTATAGATGCAGTAGCCCAAGATGAAGTTGCATTTAAAACCTCAACTAATACTATACAATAATGTACGCTCCAATATTTCCATATACAGGAAGTCAAGCAATTATTTCTTCAGAAAGAGTAACTTTATTAGGAGATAAAGATGCAGTATTTATTTTTGGAAATCAAGCTGTAAGTTTATCTAGTCAACATACAGTTAATATAGATGCTAATGATAAATTTATCATTAGTTCACCTAAAACATTGTTAGGAAGTAAGAATGCTGATCAAAGTGAATTTGGTGAACCTGTTTTATTAGGTGATACATTGGTAAATGAATTATTATTACTTATAGATGGATTAATAGAATTTTTTAATAAATCAAAAGAAGTACAATATTCTGATTTAAATACTCTTAGATCTAATTTAAGTGCACCTGCTAGTAAAATATCTAAAAATTTACCTAGAATAAGAAACGCAATACAAAATTCTACTCGATCACAAAAAGTATTTATACAAAAAAATAATTAATTATGGCAGGAGGAATATTTGAAGGAGCAATCAAGTCTGCTAATGAAACAATAGACACGATTTATTCGAATATTGACACTGTGTTTAATGGTACTCAAACCTTATCTCCTGGTGAATTAAAGACAGCAGGAATTAATGAGAGAATTAAGGATATTGGAGTTTTAGGCGTGATTAATTTACTAGCTTCAGTAGATCTTTGTTCTATTTTAGCGTATGAAGCAAATTTATTATCTAATATACAAGGGTATAAATTTGATCCAAACAATCCTCCCAATAAACAACAATTCCCTTCAGTAATTACTCAAAAGGGTTGGTTAATTCAAAAGGCCGCTTACGAAATTCAATTAGAAATAGATAACTATAATGCCGCAAATGGACAAGAAGTTAATATGTCAGATCTAATTGCTTTAATCGGAGATGTAGTAATAAGATTAAAAAATTTAAATGATCCAAAAAGTCAAGCAAATATAGTAGATCCTACTATTACTACAGCATTTACAACTTTAAATGTAATTAATATATTTGTAAGTAGTGCTATTATTTTTTTAAACACATATGTAACCGCAGTTAATATATCAAATGAAGATTTAAATACAGTTAGTATAAATAGTTTAAAAAATAAAACTTCTGTAGGAGGAATACAACTTACTTCTAATACTGATCTTAAAAAAGTTTTAGTTTTTTTAAATAATATAAGAACAACGTGCGTTAGAATACAGGCTATAAACGTAAAAAATCCTCAAAGTGCAATAGCGTCTGCAGCATTAGCTGAAGCCGCCGTATTAACTAATTCTTTAGTTCAGGCTCAATTAGCACAATTAAACAGCGTTTTAGGCAATTCTCTAACTAAATTAGTACCGAGTTTACAAAATATACAGCAACAATGTGTTTCAATAGAGAGATTTTGTAGTATGATATTATCTACTATAAGAACTTGTCAAACCTATGTAAATATAGCAGCAGGTTTAGTTAAAGTTTTTTCTACCATTGTTTCTTTTTTAGGTAAACTTCCAATACCAAATGAATTTACAATAGTTGGTATTACAACTACTGTAGCAGGCGCTGCAGCAAAAATAAATTCTTTTTTAGATAAGATTTTATTGGATATAGCTGCATTAAATGATTTTTTATCATTGATGGTAAATTTAGTTTCAAGCATTTCAGGAGATTTAAATCAAGTGGTTCAAAGTTTGAATATTATCATAATTAATCTTGAATCTTGTCAAAATGCTCCTCCTGGATTGGTTGAAAGTTTAAAAGCTAGTTTAATTAGATTAAATGGAGATTCTGCAGCCCAGACTCCAACTATAGGTTTAATAGGACAACTAAATAAATTTGTAGAAAATAGTCAAAAAAAGAAAAATGCTGTAAATACTACATACGGTGGATATACTATTCAAATAATTTCAGAACAATTGTTAGATCCTACTGTAAAAATATATAGAAGATACGGAATTGCTTTGGATTCTAACGGATTTGAAGTTGTACATTCTACTCCTACATACGCTTCCAATGACAATATTATAATAGAAGAAGTTCAACTTTTATTAGAATCTAAAAAACTTGTGCAAATACCAAATTCATCTTTAAGTAAAGATCAATTAGCAACTATTCAAGAAGCTTTATCTTACATAGAAGATAATACACAATCATTAGATTTCTTAAGTAATATAGATACTCAAGTAGATCCTCCTGATAATGAGGATGAAGATGCAGGACTTGGATTAAACGCATTTATGAATAAGCAAAAAGGTGGAAAAGCTCTTAGAAGACGTATGAGAAAGGCAATGGCACAAGCAACTGCACAACTTCAACAAAATCTAATGTCAGCAAATAAAGGATAATTTTAAACAAATTGATATTTATACAATATGGCAACTAAAAAAACAAGCGCTTTAGCTAAATTAAGGATCCTTATAAGAGAGGAAGTAAAAAATGCTATTAGAGAAGAGATGCCCGTTTTGATAATGGAAGCTCTTGCTAAGCAAAATAGATTATTGGAATCAAAATCTAAACAAACGATTAATCCACAAGATAAAAAAGTGATTAAAGATAAACCTCAACAAAGGCCAATAGCTATTCCAGGTACTTTAAATGAGACTCCATTTAATCCAGCTCAGCAATATAATCGAACTTTTGTAGGAAAACCAAATAATCCAATTAATCAATTATTAGCAGAAACTGCAAATAATATGATGGAAGATGATAATTTTGCTTTTGCTTCTCCTGAAGTCGAAATGGATCCTATGAGTTTTATTCAAAATATTGATGCGCCTGTTGGAAGTGTTGATGGAATGTTAGCATCATCCAGACCAAGTTCAGCCGTAGAAATGGTACAAGTTAATCAAGTTCCAGATTTTACTGATTTAATGCAAAAAATGATTAAAAAAGGAATAATGTAATATGGCATACGGATTAGCAAAAATACCAGCTTTAGATTTTAGGCCTTCAATATCTTTAGGAGTTAAAATACCTTTTGCTGCTCTAAATGTATTTACACCAGTTTATACTTCGCAAGAACAAACAAAATATAATTTAATTAATTTTTTATTAACTGATGCGGGTGAAAGACCAATGAATCCAAATTTTGGGGCTAGTCTTAGAAAATCTTTATTTGATCAAATAACAAATTTATCTTTAGATGAATTAAAATTATCATTAACTAATAAAATACAATCATATTTTCCTAACATACAAGTAACAGAACTATCTTTTTTGGGTGACCCTGATCATAATTCAGTAACTATAACACTTAGTTATTTTTTATTGGGTACAAATCAAAATGATACTGCGACTATAAACATACAAAACGCATAAGATGCCTAACCAAATAGACGTCACATATTTAAATAAGAATTTTACTTCTTTCAAATCTGATTTGATTGAATATGCAAAATCTTATTATCCTACTGTATATAATGATTTCAGTCAAGCATCCCCAGGTACAATGTTCATAGAAATGGCTGCCTATGTTGGAGATGTATTATCATTTTATTTAGATAATCAACTACAAGAAACTTTTTTACAATATGCTAAACAACCAAATAACTTATATACTTTAGCATATATGTTGGGGTATAGACCAAAAGTTATTTCTTCGGCTATAGTAAATTTAGATGTTTATCAACAAGTTCCTGTTGTGACTTTAGGAGGGCAACCTTTTCCTGATTTTAGTTATGCTTTAACTATTCAACAAGGAATGCAAGTTCAATCTAATTTAAATAGTAGTACATACTTTTTTATTGGAGATTCTATAGATTTTACAGTATCTTCATCTCTTGATCCAACTAATGTTTCTATATATCAATTAAGTGGAAATAATCCTCAAACTTATTTATTAAAGAAAACTAGAAAAGCAATATCTGGTCAAGTTAAAACACAAAATTTTAGTTTTGGTACTTCTCAAAGATTTTCAACTGTTACTATTAATGATTCTAATATTATATCGATTATAAGTGCTATAGACTCAAATGGTAATGCTTGGTATGAAGTACCTTATTTGGCTCAAGATTATATTCTAACTCCAGTAGCCAATACAGCAGCAAATTTTCCTGCTTTAAATCAATATCAAAATCAGGTTCCTTACATAATACAAAAACAATCTGTTCCTAGAAGATTTGTATCAAGATTTAGATCTGATAATACTTTAGAAATAGAATTTGGGTCTGGAATTAATTCTGTTGCTGATGCTTCACTATTACCAAATCCAAATAATGTTAATGTTGGTTTTACTGGTGGAGGATTAAGTTATTTATCTAGTTCTTGGGATCCTACTAATTTTGTAACTACTCAAACCTATGGATTAGCTCCATCAAATACTACAATTACATTTAATTATTTATCTGGTGGTGGTGCATCTTCTAATGTATCTATAGGTGAATTAACAAAAGTAAGTTCTTTTGAATTTACTGGAAATAATACATCTTATAATAATACTGTAATTACTAATAATGTTAGTTCTTCAGTTGGAGGTGGAGATGGTGATACAGTTGAAGAAATTAGAATGAATACATTAGCAGAATTTCCAACTCAATGGAGAGCTGTAACTCAACAAGATTATTTAGCTCGAGTATTATGTATGCCTCCTATATATGGCAAAGTTTCAAAAGCATATGTAACTAAAGATGATCAAACATTTTCTAATTATATTGGAAACACAGGCGCTAAACAAAATCAATTATTAATATCACTATATACTCTTGGATTAGATACTAATGGAAATTTAGCGCAACCATCTCCTGCATTACTTCAAAATATTCAAACTTATTTACAAGATTATAGAATGTTAACAGACGCAATAAAAATATTATCTGCATATATAGTTAATATTGGGGTTAATTTTGATATAGTTATACTTCCTAATTATAATGGACAAGATGTAGTTTCAAGATGCATAACTACACTACAAAACTTTTTTAATATAGGTAATTGGCAAATAAATCAACCCATAATATTAACAAATATATATTCTTTATTAGATCAAGTACAAGGCGTACAAACAGTTAAAAATATTACAATAAGCAATTTAGTAGATTCTACAGGAAATACCTATTCTCAATATGCTTATGATATAGCAGGAGCAACTGTAAATAACGTAATATATCCTTCATTAGATCCATGCATATTTGAAGTTTTGTATCCTAATAAAGATATTCAAGGTCGTGTAGTAACATTTTAATCAATAAACAATGGCAGTATACAAAATATTTGCAAATTCAGACACAACTCTATATTCTTCAAATATTGGTAAAAATACCGGTTTAGACGAAATATTAGAAGTTGGGGTTAAAAACTATGCAGCCACTATAAATGGTGCATATTTAGCTCATGGAATAGAAGATATTAGAAGATCTCTAATAAAATTTTCTGATGCAGATATTCAAACTGCATTAAATATAAATCCTGGTAATACATCTTATCAGACAAATCTTAGATTATATTTAGCCAATGCTGAAAATTTAGCGACTACTTATTCTTTATCTTTTCATTCTATAGCCCAAGCTTGGGATATGGGTACAGGTAAATTTATAGATTATCCTGACACTATAAATGGAGCATGTTGGAATTCTCCAAATGCGTATATTACTGGATCAAGCACTTCTTGGACGGCTATTACTAATTATTATACTATTCCTGGTGGAGGATCTTATATTGTTACATCAAGTGCATTTGCATATGCATCACAGAGTTTCGAATACTCTGATAATAAAGACGTAAACGCTAACGTAACTAATATATTTAGAGGTTGGGCATTCGGAATATATCAAAATAATGGAATATTAGTTAGATATCCGTCTAGCGTAGAAAATGCTTCAGGATCTTACATAGAAACTAAATTTTTTAGTACTGATACTCATACTATATACCCACCTACATTAGAATTTAAATGGGATGATAGTACTTACGTAACAGGATCTACTATATCAGATGATGATTTTGTCGTTAATTTTGTAAATAATAAGAATGAATTTAAATATGGTACTACAAAATATAGAGTAAGATTATCAACAAGACAAACTTTTCCAACTCGTCAATTTGTAACTTCATCAATATATTTAAACACTCTTTTATTACCTTCAAGTTCTTATTGGGCTATACAAGATTATAAAACAGAAGAAACTGTTATAGATTTTGATACTACTTATACAAAAATTAGTTCTGATGGTACGTATAATTATTTTGATTTGTATATGAATGGATTAGAGCCAGAAAGATATTATAAACTTTTAGTAAAAACTATTGTACCATCTAGTCAAGAGAGCATAAATATAGATAGTGACTTGATTTTTAAAATCGTTAGATAATGGCACAAAGTGTAAATTTAATAAAACACGTTTATGGAATAAACACTTATAATAAAGTAATAGATACTACTTTTTCGGAATTAGTAACTCCTACTCCTGTTATACCAACTTCTACTATAACAATTCAACAATTTTTTGATTATTATAATCAATTGTTTTACGATATACCAGTAAGCGGATCAGTTAATTCTCATATTGAGCTAATAACAAGAAGTTCTCAATACGTAGGAGGTACAACCATAAGTCAACAAGAGCAAGCATTAATAGATGAGATCAATTCATTAAGACAACAAATAGTAGATTTAAGTCAGACTTATTTAACAATAAGTAATATAACACAATAATGGAATTAGTAAATATATCATACACCGGTACAGGCACAGAAGCTCAAAATTATAGCGGTGTCGACAATTCGTTAATATCTAATAATTATATTAATACTAGTTTTTTAGCTAATAGTAATGATTATATAGAGGCTTTTGTGTACGATGATTCTAATAATCTTTTAAATAGTGATTATAATTTAACTGACTACACAC